GAGCTACTGCTTTTTCTACTGGTGGTCGCTCGACATATGGTTTGTCACCGGGTGCGCTCTGCACATTATCTTCAGACATACTGTCTCCTATTCATTACAACGTTACTTTTAATCGTTGGCGCGAAATTTCTTTTAAATTCTTTTGCGTGTTCTTTTCAAACATCTTGACCACTTCTTTTTGCACTAATGGCCCTACTCTATTACTACCAGCGATGACACGCGTCTTATTATTCTTTGCTAGTTTGTGACCATCTTTGTTTGATTTAATACCGTACTTAATCTGTAATTCAGGCGCTGTACTCGTGGCCATCACTTGAAACTTTTTAAACATTCTACCAGTAAGTGTTAGGTCAGGCGGACTGACTTTGTTACTTACTTGCTTGGCAAAGCCTCTATTTGCTTTCTTGGTACTATATGACCTAGAGTAAGGCTTAAACACTTTACCAAATGCATCAATACCCTTTTTTGTTTGCTCTACGTGCGTATCGCGAACTTTATCTGCGAACTTCTTTAAATCATCTGATGAGAATTTGAGTAAGCCTCGAAGTAAGCCTGGTATCTTTTGATTAGCCATCTACGACACCCCATTGATGACGGCAACGCCATCCGCCCCTGAAAATGAATCCATCTGATTTAATCGCAGTAATCTCATTTTTTGTAATTGGGCCTTGGTTTAAATATTTTCTACACACATCGCGATTCTTTTCATCTCTTGGACCGATGTAGTTCCAAAGTGTATCGTCGGGTAAGTCTTCAGCCATTGTTGCAATAACAGACTGCTCATATGTTGCAAGCATTGTTGTGATCACTGCATCAGGTCTAGTACCACTAACAATGCCTTTCATTAAATCTTTTATTTCACTTCTTGATAGATTGTTAGCTATACCTTGCGCAAGTGTTACTTGAATATTACTGGCCATATTATTAGATAGATTTAAAACCATTGTTTGTTGAATATTGCGCAAAGCAACAAGTTTGGCTTCTGTTGTTGCTCCAAAAAATGGCAAGTTATCTAAAATAGCGTCACTGGCTGCCATATATGCACCAATTCCTTGCGATAACTGTAAATCCTCAATGAAGTATGTCGAGATATCTAATGCAGCAATAAAGAGCAATATTTCTTCTGTTGACAAACCCTCGTCTTGCAGTTTCTCAACATCATTTAGAAATTCGTCTTCTGCTTGATCTAAACTAGCTAAATACTTGTTGTGCTTCAAACTCTGCACGTTGTTCAGGACTAGCATCAGGATTCATATAATCAAAGTAATCTTGCTTGCTTGCAAGTCCTTGCTCAAAGCGCCATGTCCATAATGCAATCTCCGTGTCAGGGGTGAGAGCATAATTTGGTTCGAGAAAGTCTACACTATAATCTTCACCAACATCTATGCCTGCTTCTACACGAAGTATTTCTCTATCTATTTTGTAGCGCTTTTGTTCCCAGGGCCGCCATGTATCTTCTTTTTCGCCAGTGGTTATATCCCTGGCCTCCATTTCTAAGATTGACAAAGAAGCTGCCGATGGCGCATTTCCGGAGTCATCTCTAGCAAATTTGGCTCTTATATGATTATTATTTAGCGTTGACTCAACAAAAAACCTTGTAGCATCTACAATCTCTGTCAGTGAGCCACCAGGGTTGGTTACCCCGAAATCTGCACCCTCGGGCAAGTATAATATCTTATCTGTACCGATTTGAATACGCGATGCATCGTCAACATTGGTAACGTATTTGATTCCCATCGCAGAATACCGCACACTTAACTCCAATTCAAATAATGCAACATTAAGCGCTAAATCCGTATTGGTGGGTGTCTATGGCAAAATGTAACTGGCAAAACAGAATACGGATTAATATCACCCTCATTCACGCTTATCTTTGCGCCGTGTTCATCCAATAAGTAATGCTCACCTTGGTAACCTGGGCGAGACTCTGTCCATACGGCATGTACTGGTGAGTCCATACGACTATTGCCTTGGTATTCTATTGGATAGCAGATACCAATTGGCTTTTCTCGGCTATCTCCAGCTAAAAATAATGGCGTATAGTGAGAGAGTATCTCATATTTTAAATCTTGTTCTAACTCACACCACCTAGAGCGGAATGCCATTGATCCTAATAAAAATGTTAAGCGTTCAAGTTGTCTGCGCTGCGCATTTAGACTATGGATGTTTATGGAGGCAAGGTATGTATCCGAAGCGCGCATTCTAGGGGGGCGCTTATATGTCATACTACGTACAGCGCAGACTCTTCCAGTTATATTTGAATTGAGTAGTGGCGCTTGCCTGAGTGTCTCAGGGCTAAAGTAGTCGTTAACGTAACTGTCAATGTTGATACCCTCGTACCAGTCCATTAAGTAGTCACGTTCACGCACGCGCTCATCTTCAATATATCTTAAGCTATCTTTTAAAGATTCAGCTATCGCACTCTGCGATAAATCAGGAATTGTTACCATATATTTTTTACCAATCTATTACACCAGCCATTCTACTCTTAATAGGAAAAAGATTACATATCATATAACGCGTCGCATCATTTACGTGGTCAAACACACCATCTTTAAGTGGTTCTTCTTTAATGGATTGCTCTGCTCTATTCTCGGGATATCTATAATTTTCGTAACTGGCAATACTACCTTTGCATTTGTCTGATACAAAAAAATGTGCTTCTCCATTTGCATCTTCAAACCATCTACGCATATGCGATACGCCATTTACCACATTACGCGTCATTGCATCTTTGCGAAAGCGTACGCGCATGCCTTTACGCCAAAAGCATTGTATATCTGAAATGCCTGATTGGCTATTTCTACCACCACCAGCCGGATCGCCAAAATAACCAGCAATCTTATATGGTTTTTTACGGACCATGTCAGCAAGGTCTTCTGTTTTAACATTCTCAACCATTGCTATTTCGTCAAATTGATAGATAGTTGGTAACCCTTTTGTGTTAAAGTCGATGTTACAGAATACAACGGCAGGCTTGCGGAAACCGAAGTCGATTGAAGCGTATGCTGGCAAGTTGGGATTGTACTTAAGGTCTTTCTTTGTGTGTACGGCATCGGAGTATGGGAAACACTTTCCGCTAAATGATGTGAATTGCGCTTCATATTCTTGATAAAATGTTTCACTTGTTAGCTCCTTTTTTAAGTCTTCAACATCATCTTTGAAGAACGGTGATTCACTACTGGGGTGTTGCCAACTGGCCCAATCGGGATAGTTCTCATCTTTGCCTCTATCATATAGAGACTTCCACCAGTTCATACCGCGAGGCGTGGAAACCATTAAGCACCTGCCTTGGCGATCTGATAATGTTGGGCGCAAATACTGCTCCCATATGAGTTTGTTTGGCATTGCCGCGGCTTCATCAATAACCAAGTAGTCAATTCCCTCACCAATCAAACTTTCGGGAGAATCCGCCGACTTGACTGACAGCTCCGAGTTAAGTCCAGCAAGTTTGATGTAGTATAAATCACCATTCACTTCTTTCTTGTTCTCAATTGGCAATTTGAGCCGAACCATAATATCTTCTTTAATAATACGCGCAA